ATGTTCAAATCTCAATTTATCGAGTGGTTTGGAGAACCCGGAACAGATCCGCATGGGTGGGGACTTAAGCTGTTAGGTGAGTGCTGCGAGATTAATCCTCATAGGCCCAAATGGATGAATGAAGATATTTCATATTCGTTTGTGGCTATGCCTTCAGTGAGCGAAGATGGTAGAATTGATACTTCTATAGAGAAGCCATATTCGGAAATATGTAAAGGGTTTACATATTTTGCAAATGAGGATGTACTTTTCGCAAAAATTACTCCTTGCATGGAAAATGGCAAGGGTTGTGTGGCAACAGGGCTAAAAAATGGAAGTGGTTTCGGGTCTACAGAGTTTCATGTTTTACGGCCTATTATGGGAGTTAGTAATGCATATTGGCTGTATATAATTACAATGTTTCCAAAGTTTCGTGATGATGCAGAAAAGATTATGACGGGAACTGGCGGACAACGTAGAGTGCCTGTTTCATATCTTCGTGAATTTAAAATTGCGTTGCCACCAATAGAACTTCAAGAGCAGTTTGCGAAGTTCGTTCGACAGAGCGATAAATCAAAATTATTACTTGGGAAAATGTTTGATTTTTCGTTATAAAAAAGTGATTCTTGGCATTTTTAGGGCTTGCTCCTGAGAAAATGACAGAATCACTTAAAGATAGTTGTTTATTTACGGCCGATATTAATGATATCGACCTTTTTCCCTTTGGTTTTGGCATACTGAATTGTGTGCCAAGTGCCGCCAGATTGCTCTCCGTTCCAAACCGCAAGGACTGTGTCGGAGTGATCTACCATATAATCGTTCCGCACGAGCATACAGGCACGGAAGTAGTGGTCATTGACCATTGTGACCTTGTCCGCTTTTTCGAGTATTCCTTTATAGCGAGTGGTTTCGGTGGGAGACCATTTCAGAGTTTGATTCGGACAGGGGATAGCGCATTCCAACTTGACGTCAAGGTCGTAATGCTCCCTAAATTGAATGACAGTTTCGGCAAAGTCCATATCGACGCCGAGAGCCATACCAGTAATAAAATGGTCATAGCCATTTTCAAGATAATCAGCAATAGTACAAGCAAGGGACTCGATATACTCTTCGTATTCGGGTCCTTCTTTTTTATAACCCCAAGGCAACTTTGCGGGACGATGCCCGGTAACGCACACAGTCTTCATAATTCGCTCCTCTCATAAACGATTATACCAAAATACTGGGCGAAAATCAAGCAATATTAAACTTACGCACAGTATTTTCAAAAAGAAAAAGTTTATACTAAATGCATAGCCAAAGTTTAGTAAAAGGAGGAGCAGTCATGACAATAGCAGAAGCCCTGTCAGCGAGATTGACGGAACTGATGGAAGAAAAGCATTTGACCGCATACCGCCTTTCAATGCTTACGGGCGTGAATCAAACAACGATAGGGGATATCAAACACAAACGCAATGTGGCGGTCAATGTCCGCGTTCTTTTTGAGTTATGCCAAGGGTTAGGCATTGAAATCGTGGAATTCTTCAATAGTCCGCTATTTGCTACCGAAAACATCATAGATTAAGTAAATCATGACAAATATTTTAGTGGGGTGTGCATGTTCTTGCACACCCCTATTTTTATACCTTTCAGGCTCTTGACAGTGAAAGTGAAAATGGATATAATAAAGGTATCAAAAACGGACGGAGCGTCCGTTATTGAAAAGTGAGGGCCATCACGAATGCAAACGAAGAAACCAGACTTGACGAACAAAATCAAACACTTTATTGAAGAGTATTATGGTCAGTACGGGACAAGCCCGTCCATCAGGTGTATAGCGGAGAACGTTGGTTGCAGTAAGAGCAATGTAACGATATACATCGACTATCTAAAAGAGCAAGGACTCTTGGAAATAGGGGAAGGCGGATACGAAACCGAAGTGACGCGAGCGACCGAAACGAACGTTGTTGCCGTGCCGAGACTCGGATACGTGCCTTGCGGACCGTTATCGGAAGAGTATGAGTGCATAGACGGATACGTCAGACTTCCCGCATCGTTTGTAGGGAATGCGAAGAAGTGTTTCCTGCTGACGGCTTGTGGAAACTCGATGATAGACGCAGGGATTCATGACGGAGACCTTGTGCTTGTCAGACAACAAGAAACGGCAAACTATAACGACATCGTAGTTGCACTCGTAGACAATGAAGTGACGCTCAAGCGCTATCGCCCGGATTTGGCGAACCGAAGGATTATTTTGCACCCGGAGAACAAACGAATGAAAGACATCGTAGTAGAAGAGTGCAAGATACAAGGCGTAGCCACCAAAGTAATCAAAAATTTAGAAAGTTAACAGAGGAGGATAACATGAGAACTCAAAAACATTGCGGCCGATGCGGTCAAAGGCTTGATATCGAGTACGAAGTCGATGTCCCCGTCAGCCTTGATTGTCCGAAGTGCAAAGCGCACATGATATGGACATTTGATAAAAACGGAGACTTTGACGAAGTCGTGAGATACAAAGACGGCGATGAAATAATCGAAGAAACAACGAGAGTGGAACTGCCATGACGTATGATGCAAAATGCCCGATATGCGGCAAACTTAACAAGGATATGTACCTTGAAGAAACTGAGGGGAGATTTATCTGCGACAAATGCGGAAATGAAATTGAGATTCCGCAATTCAAAAAGCCGAAACGGATACCTATCTATGATAGCCGAACGCTTGTCGCAGCCTTAAATAATCGTTAAGCTCAACGGACACAGCCCCGTTCCGATGAGTGTATATACGAAGGATACAGCGGCTTTTCTACTTCTGTGTAGGAAGTCCCGACCGCACAATAGCAGTAGAAAAAATCCAGAACCGAAGTATCAAAGGGAGAGAGGAGGCAATATAACAACTATGCACTTTAAAGATGGCGATGTCCCTATAAAATGGGTGTGCCTGAACTGCCGAAGCATTATAGTAGGCTTTCAAGGCGCAGACGGTCTTATACGAATAAAGTGTCCGCACTGCGGCACGGTAACGGTTTCAAAACTAATCAGCAGACGTCACGTCCAAGTGGATGTGTTCGCACCACAAGGGCAAGAACTGTTACGCTCTAACTAAATAAACTTGCGAAAGGAACTTGGTCGGTCTGAAATAGGGACACTGTAAAACCAAGACATCCAATCAGCATTAAAGCGGTAGGTTAAACCAGTATTGAGAGGCCACCGATTAACGAAATCCGAATAGGAGAGTAGTTAGTCGGTGGCCTTTTTATTTTTCCCAAAACAAATTCAAAAAAATTGAAATTTTATTTTCAAACCGTAGAAAACCCCAACGGTTTGACCTTTAGAATACAGCCATCAAGAGCAAAGGAGGTGGGATAAGTGAAAGCGAATGAACGACGCATGGCGATATTAGAAGCCTTATGCGAGAGAAGACGCGAACAAGTGGCAAACTTGGCGTTCGAGTTCGGTGTGACGGAATGGACGATTCGCCAAGACATTCTGACGCTTTCCTTATCTTACCCGGTCTACACGGTGCAAGGACATGGTGGTGGCGTGTACATAGCCGATGGATACCGACTGGGGAAAAAGTATTTCTCCCAAAAACAATCCGAGTTTCTTGAAAGAATCGCAGAAGGGCTCACGGGAGAAGATTTGGAAATGATGAAAGGCATTCTCAAGACATTCAAAGAGCCGAAGAGAGGTAATAAGTGAAAGTAAATACAAAGAAATTCATCCGAATGGTAAAGGACGAATGCGGAAGTCTGGCACTGTTCTGTATCGAGTTCGAAATCAGTAGGGCGGAACTTGCGGCAATACTGCTCGGCGGACTTTCGTTCAGTTATGAGCAGAGCGAACGAATGATGAACGCATTCGGCGCAGAGAAGATGGTCAAGGTTATCGATTGGGAGGGAATGAATGTACGCTGTCCGATCTAACGAAACCATACGCATCTACGATTCATTCGCATATCGAGGGAGCATCAAGGATATGCAGGACAGGTTCTACGATGCGGACGATAAGTGTTGGGTAGTCCCACTCACGAAAGAAAATGTGGCAACGCTCGGACTGCTCGGAGCAACGCTTGACGAAGAATTACAGGCTTTGACGGCAGATAGTACGGACACCAAAGGAAATGCCGAGCCGACCATCAAACCGCCGATAAAAGGCAGTCTTTACAGCCACCAAGTAAAGGCATACAACTTCGCGCTAAAACAGTTCGATACTGGCAAGGCGGTAGCATTCCTGATGGATATGGGAACGGGCAAGACAATCACGACTATTGCGCTAATAGGTGCGTTAAACGGTCAAAAGCGTATCGGTAAAGTGCTTGTTGTGTCACCGAAGTCCATAGTCGGGGTGTGGGAAGAAGAGTTTCAAAAGTTTGCGGATTATCGGTATGCATTGACGATTTTGGACGGCTCGATAGCCAAGAAAAAAGCAGCGTTTGGATACATGAACGGCTCGGCATTGCAGGTCATAGTCGTGAACTACGAATCGGCTTGGAGACTCGAAACGGAGATAGGAAAGTGGAATCCCGACATGATCGTGTGCGATGAATCGTCCAAGATTAAGAACCCGACCACGGCGCAGTCCAAGGCTTTGCATAAACTTGGAAAGAAGACCAAGTTCAACGTCATACTCACGGGAACTCCCGTCACCAACAATCCTTTGGACTTCTTCTCGCAGTATAAGTTCTTGGACGAAGAGATACTCGGACCGTCCTACTATTTATTCCGCAACCGCTATGCCGTGATGGGCGGCTACCAGAACCACCAGATCGTTGGATACAACCATCTCCCGGAACTCGTGGAAAAGGTACATAAGATAGCGTTCCGAATCAAGATACAGGATGCGGTCGACTTGCCTCCGTTCATAGACGAAGTGCGGACGATAAAACTCGAACCGAAAGCCGAAGCGGTGTATCGGATGATAGAAGAGGACTGCTACGCTCAACTCTCCGCCGATACGGAAGTGACGGCAAGGAACATTCTGACGCAGCTTTTAAGACTGTCGCAATGTACGGGCGGATTTATCCGTGACGATGCAACCGCCAAGCCGCAGACAGTAAGTACGGCAAAGATAGAGGCTCTCGAAGACATCATCGACAGCTGCGTGGAAGAAGACAAAAAGGTAGTCGTGTTCGCACGGTTCGTCCCGGAAATCGAAGCCATAAAAGCAATGCTCGAAAAGAAAAAGTTGGGCTATAGGTTGATTTACGGCGCAACGAAGAACAGAGCGGAGCAAGTGAAAGACTTCCAAGAGAACCCGGATGTAAAAGTGTTCGTGGGGCAACTGCAAACCACGGGAATGGGGCTAACGCTGACGGCGGCAAGCGTGGCGGTGTTCTATTCGTTGGACTTCTCCTATGCGAACTATGAGCAGAGCCGAGCAAGAATTCACCGAATCGGTCAGAAAGAGAAGTGTCTATACATTCATCTTGTGGCGAAGAACACGGTAGACGAAAAGATAATGAACGCATTAAAGCACAAAGGCGATATTGCGAAACTGATGGTAGATAACTGGAGGACGTTACTGCATGGGAAAGTTTAAGGATTTGACGGGAAGACAGTTCGGCAGACTGACGGCAATAGAACCATTACCACCGCACGGGAAGAACACGGCTTTGATGTGGGCGTGCAAGTGCGAGTGTGGTGGAACGGCGATTGTACGGGGAACGGACCTTGTCAACGGTCACACGATGTCGTGCGGATGTTACCGCAAGATGCAAAAGGCGATGCCGAACGGAGAACTGCGACTGCATCGAATATGGGCGAATATGAAACAGCGATGCGCTAATCCGAAGAGCAAAGACTTCAAGTATTACGGCGCAAAGGGCGTGTGCGTGTGTGCCGAGTGGGAAGATTTTGAGACGTTCTTCTACTGGGCAATGTCGCACGGATACAAAGATGGTCTGACGATAGAGCGTATCGACAATGACGGAGATTATTGCCCGAATAACTGCAAATGGATACCTAAATGCAGGCAGAACAGCAACACGAGCCGAACGAAACGATATGTGATGTACGGGAAAGTGTTCACGCTTGCGGAGATTTGCAGGATATATGGGGTATCTCGCAGCACGGTCGCGTCTCGAATGAAGAAAGGTATTCCGCTTGAAAAGGCTATCAAACAAAACAGGAGGTATCAGATGAATACGAAACTATTGGAACTGTCCGACAGACTAAAGGAACTGCGGACGCAAAAGAGTGACCTCGAACGTGAGGTCAAGGGCATCAACGAAGAGATTGACGGGGTAACAACCGAAATGATCGACTTGATGACCACGGAAGAGTTGACTTCGTTCAATCGTAACGGAACAACGTTCTCGCTCGTCACGCAAGAGTACCCGGCACCCGAACCCGAAAGGAAAGGCGAACTATGGGAAGTCATGAAGAAAAACGGCTTCGAAGATTTGTTCACTATCAACAGCCAAACCCTTTCGGCAACGGTCAAGGAACTTATTGCGGCGAATGAGGGCATACTCCCGGAATGGTTGGACGGGCTCATAAAAATCGCGGAGAAGAACAGTATCCGCGTTGCCAAATCGAAAAAATATTAATTTAAGGAGACGAAAACACAATGGCAAACGAAATCGTAAAGAAAGAAAACACGGCACTTACCTTTGGAGCAAGCGCAGACCTTGGCGAGATCTTCGCAGAAGAGCTTGACGGACTGACTCCCTCGTTCGAGAGAATCAAAATCCCGGCAGGCGGAGGTCTTGCATACGAGGTTCCCGGCGATGACCCCGACAGTCCCGATTCGGTGAAAGAGTTCAAAGCGGTGATTTTGTATCATCATCCCATCTCGTGCTACTACAAGGAAGAGTACACGGGCGGCAACAATCCGCCTGACTGCGGCTCGATGGACGGACGCATCGGTATCGAAGCGGAAAGCGGAGAAATCAGGCAGTGCGCCGACTGTGAGTTCAATAAATTCGGCAGCGGTAAGAACGGGGCAAAAGCGTGCAAGCAGAAGAGAAGAATCTACCTTCTTCGTGAAGGAGAGGCTCTGCCGATTATCCTCTCGCTCCCCACGGGCAGTCTTGCCGAATTCAGTAAGTACGTAATGCGACTTCTTTCCAAAGGAAAGAAAACCGTGAGCGTGGTCACCAAGTTCACCCTGAAAAAGGCACAGAACAGCGGCGGTATCAACTACTCGCAGGCGGTGTTCGCAGTAGACCGTAACTTGACCGAGGAAGAACTCAAAAATGTACTTCCTTTGGCGGAACAGGTCAAGGCAATGGCAACCAAGGTTACGGCGCTTGACGAAGAATAAAAACAAACGGGCAACGGGTGGCGGTAAGAGTCCGCCGCCCGGAAACCCAAAACGGAGGAACGATGACGGACATTTTCGAGAAGGTCAAAGACCAAGTTAAAATAGCCGATGCGGTCGAAGCATTTGGCGTCAAATTGAATAGCAGGGATAAAGGTCTGTGTCCGTTTCATAGGGAAAAAACTCCGTCGTTTTCGATAGACCGAAAGAACAACATTTTCACGTGCTTTGGCTGCGGAGAAACGGGTGACGTCATAACCTTTGCGTCAAAGATGAAAGAAGTAGAACCATTAGAGGCGGCGAAACTTCTTGCCGAGATGTTCCATATCGATGTGGACGATTGCACCAAGCGGACGAGCATAAAAGACTACCTGAAAGCGTGCATCAAAGACGCGGACAAGACCGACTATTTTCAAAAGCGCGGTCTGACCAAAGAAACGGTGAAGAAATACTGCCTTGGCTATGACGCGAAGAGAAACGCAATCGTGCTGCCGTACTCATCGGAACTACGATACTACCAAACTCGGAGCATATCCGACAAAAAGTTCTATAAACCGACAAACGAAGAGGCGGGAGCGGAGCCGCTGTTCAACCGCAAAGCATTGTGGGGAACGAGCAAAGAGCCTGTCTTTATCGTGGAGAGTCCGCTCTGCGCCTTGTCGATTATGCAATGCGGCGGCGTCTCAGTGTCGCTCTGTGGTGTCGGCGGAGCAAACAAGCTCGTCAAGGAAGTAAAGGCGAAAAAGCCGAACGCTCCGCTTGTGCTGTGCTTGGATAACGATGAACCGGGGCAAAAGGCATCCGCATCACTTGAAAAGGAACTCCAAACAGCGAAGATCCCTTACATAGTATTCAACATTGCGGGGAGCAAGAAAGACCCGAACGAACTATTGATGTCGAACCCAGAAGAACTCAAAGTAGCGGTGGCAACGGCAAAGAGAGAGGTTCGAAAAGTCTATAAACGCGGTGTGGCGAGCATAGCGGCAAGCGACCTGCAAACGGCGAAAATTGATCCGCCCGAATGGTTAATCCCGGATGTGTTGCCGCAGGGCTTGGCGATATTGTGTGCTTCGTCCAAGGTCGGAAAGTCTTGGATGGCGATGCAGATGTGCTTGGCGATAAGCCGTGGGAAAGAGTTCTTGGACTATGCAAGCAATCAGGCAGGGTGTTTGTATCTCGCTCTCGAAGACGGTATTTTCCGTCTGAAAGACCGACTCAACAAAGTGCTTGACGGCGGGAAAGCACCGAGCAATTTCTACTTATCCATCAAGGCGAATGGTTTGGACGGCGGGCTCATCAAGCAGTTGGACGAAGAGTTCGAAGAACACCCGGACATTAAACTGATTATCATCGACACCTTGCAAAAGGTCAGGGGTTCGGCAAAGAAAGATGAGATTGCCTACGCCACGGATTACCGAGAACTCGGAGCGTTGAAAGAGTATGCTGACAACAAACGGATCTGCATTTTTCTCATTCACCATTTGCGAAAGATGGCGGACGAAAATGACGTATTCAATATGATTTCGGGTTCGAACGGTATCATGGGCGTATGCGACACGATATTCATCATCTACAAGAAAAAGCGGCAAGACGAAAATGCCGTGCTGTTTATGACGGGACGAGATATTCGTCAGCAAGACGTCGTGGTGCATTTCGACGAAACGAAGTACCGATGGGAAATGGTCGGAACGGCGGAGGAAGAAGAACGCAAACGCAAAAAGCGTGAGTACGAGAACAATCCTATCGTAAAAACGGTAAAAGACCTCATAAAACAATATCCGATGGGTTGGAAAGGCACTGCAACCGACCTGATCAAGGCTGTGTACGATGTGACGGGAAGTCCGTGCATTTACTCAACGGCGGCGCTCGGCAAAGAGATAACGAACATTGAAACGCAGCTCTACTATGACGGCATCGAACACTCGATGAAACGGAGCGGATCGAGCAGAGTGCATTATTTCGGTAAACGGCAGGCTTATAAACCGACATATCAGCGGGCGATATTCGATGATTCGGAAGACTAATACGGCTAAACTGGTCGATTTCGACCTGATAAGAATGACAGGTAATGACGGCAAAGTGACGGCAAGTGAAAGGAAAACAGTTCTCACACAACACTATCCGTCACTACTGTCACTCCGTCACAACCGTCACATCCGTCACAAAAACGAGAGTTCTAATAGAGGGGTTACTGTCACACTGGTAAAGTGTCATTTAGTGACAGGTGTGACGGTTGTGACAGGTAGTTTTATATAGGAGCGAAAAAAGTGAAGGAAAGCGACCTGATAAAGGCGATAAGCAATTACTTGAAAACAGTTCCAAACTTGTTCTTTTGGAAGGAACACGGCGGGATGTACGGAACGGCGGGTATTCCAGATTTGATAGTCTGTTATAAGGGCAGATTCATCGGTCTCGAATGCAAGGTAGGTAAAAACACGGCAACGGCACTGCAGCAGCAAACGATTCGGCAGATATTGAAAGCGGGCGGATATGCGGTAGTCGTAAAAAGCGTAGGCGAGGTAAAAGCGATAATTAAAGCGTTTGAAAAGGAGTAGTATGGCAGACATCAACAAAGTGGTGATAACGGAAGAGGCGGAATTCGATTACGAGGTAATACTCGGACTGCCGATGCCGAAAGCCGACATAAAAGAGGCTTGCGAAAATTACATAGAAACCCGATATGACGGCGGTCGCACACTTTGGGGATATAACTACAAGTGGAAGTACTATGACGAAACCGCCGATAAAATGCTTTTGCTGTTCTTTTATAAGGGGCAAAAGTTCGGAACGATGCAAATGTGGGATTTGTGCGGAGTCTGTTTCGAAGACGATTGGAACGAAAACTTGGAAGACTGCGGACAGATACGAAGTTGGCTAAAAAGCAAGATCGACCCCAAAGAAAACGGCGATTGGGTTTGGGACGAGCGTGTAAGAGAAGAAAAAAGACGAAAGGAAATGGAGGACTACTGCAATGACAACGACTGAAATCAAGGAATACTTGGAGAACTATACGGCCAAGAAAGCCATAGCGGAATACAAGAAAAAACAAGGCTTGACCGAAGATAGGACACTCGTATGTATCACGGCGATTGAAGACTGCATTGCAGGACTCCCGAACGGATTGGACGAGATTATCCGCAAGTATTATTTGCAAAAGATGTCCTTGCGAGAGATGAGCAAGCGGTTCTTCTTGGGACGCGATGCAATCGCCAGAAGAAGAGATAAAGCGATAGCCATTATAAGCGACTGTTTAGCCGAGTTATAAAAAGCGACACGACCGAGCCAAAAACCGCCAAAATGCGACAAACGGCAGATATAATAAGAGTGTAGGCAGGAGATAAATATGCCAAGAAAACCAAAACGACCGTGTAGTTATCCCGGCTGTCCCAAGCTCGTGGACGGGCAGTACTGTGAAGAACACAAGAGGCTCGTAGACAAGCAATACAACGAGTACGGACGAGATAACTTCACGAAGAACTTTTACAAGACACCCGAATGGTTGCACGCAAGAAAGCAGCAACTCAATCAGCACCCGTTTTGTGCGGAGTGTTTGAAAGCGGGTAAAAGGACGAGAGCGACAATGGTAGACCATATCGTTCCCATCAAGCAAGGTGGCGAGCGGTTTGCTCCGAGCAACCTACAAAGCCTGTGTTGGTCATGTCACTCACGCAAGAGCGCACAGGAAGGTTCAAGGTGGAAACCGAAGCCGAGAGAGTACGACTGACCGCCGGGGAGGGGGATGTCGAAAATCTGACGATTTCCACCCCAAGAGCGGGGCCGCAATCCAACGCGAAAAAACGCGAAATCAAAAATCAAACGGAAAAATCAAAGAAATCAAAACCAATACAAAGTATTGAAGGACGGGAAACCGTCCTTTTTGATTTCGCGGGAAATCAAAATAATCAAACGAAAATCAAAATTCAAAAGGGAGGCAGTATGGCAAGCGGCGGAGCAAGACCGGGCGCGGGAAGACCGAAGAAAGCGGTCACGCAAAAGATACTGGAAGGCAATCCCGGCAAGCGTCCGATAGAAGTCGTGAACTTCACAACTGACAAACGACTGGAACTACCGAGCGAACCGCCTTCTTATTTATCAGCCAAGGCAAAAGAGATATACAAAACCGTGTACGCATGGCTGAAAAGCATCGGGTGTACGCAAGGGATACTGCCGTACAACTTGGAAGAGTACGCATTTTGCAAAGCGAGATGGCTTGAATGCGAAGATATGAACACCAAGCACGGACTGCTCGTAAAAGACCAGAACGGCAAACCGATGCCGTCCCCGTTTGTGGGTATGGCACAGCAATATCTCAAACAAACCAACGAAGTGTGGAGCAAAATCTACATCGTGGTACGGGAAAGCAAACTGTCAAAGTGGGACGAAACGAACCCCAACGATGACATTATGGAAAAACTGTTGGTGGGAAAAGTATGAAGAGTTACAGTCCAATAGAATTTATGCAAGCAAGGATAAGTGCTCCAATACATGATGAACGCTACAAGTCGTTATTTGAGGTTAAATCGAGTAATGGAGTATATAGCAAGCATTAGTTACGGCAAGGACAGCCTTGCAATGCTCGAAGTCATACACCTACATAATCTTCCGCTCGATAGAATTGTCCACGTGGAGATAAAGGCAACGGATACGATACACGCGGATCTTCCGCCGATGGTTGCTTTCAAAGAAAAAGCAGACAAAATCATATATGAAAAGTACGGAATCCGAGTTGAGCATATCTCATCGTCAAAGTCTTACGAAGACTATTTTTATTCTGTCAGTAACGGGAAAAAGAGTCTATATGCGGGGAAAATATATGGTTTTCCAATGCAAAAGGGGAATTGGTGTACGGGACGGCTAAAACAGTCCGTGCTTCAAAAGGTGCAGAGAAATGCGATTGTGTATATCGGAATAGCAATAGACGAACCAAAACGATTTCATAACCTGACCGAAACAAAAAGAAGTCCGCTCGTGGAATACGGGTGGACGGAAAAGATGTGTCGAGAATGGTGCGAAGAGAACGGACTATTAAGTCCGACCTATGAAACATCGCTGCGTGGCGGGTGTTGGTTTTGCCATAACCAATCTACGGCGCAGTTACGCTTGCTGCGAAAACAGTATCCGAAACTGTGGGCGAAATTATTAGAGTGGGACTTGGATAGTCCGATTTCATTCAAGGGAAACGGACGCACGGTTCACGACTATGAGCGAAGATTTCAATTAGAAGAACAAGCAAAAGTCCCAATGGATAGAACATTCCGTTGGGGAATGATGGAGGATAAATCAATGATTAAACATATCTACACGGCAGAGTCGGTGACTTGCGGTCACCCCGACAAACTTGCAGACCTTATTGCGGACAGCATTCTCGATGCTTGTCTGGAACAGGACGAAGACAGCAGAGTGGCTTGCGAGGTAATGCTTGCCCATAACAAATGCTTTATTGCCGGGGAGATTACGACCAATGCAAAAGTCGACTACGAGTATATCGCCAGATGTGTGATTGCCGAAGTCGGCTACGATGCAAACGACATCGAATACGAAGTCCGCATCCACGAACAGAGCGCGGATATTTCGGGGGCAGTCGGCAAGAAAGAACAGGGCGCAGGAGACCAAGGCATCGTTTACGGCTATGCGTCAAGCGAAACCTTAAACTATATGCCGCTCCCGGTTGAACTCGCTCACCGATTGACCGATAGACTCACCGAATGTCGCGTTAATGGTGTTATAGCGGGACTTTTGCCCGATGGAAAGAGTCAGGTGTCGGTCGAGTATGACGGGGACAGGTTCTCTCGAATCGTGTCCATCGTTGTGTCGGCACAGCACCAAGAAGACAAACCGCTTGATGAACTGACAGCGGAGATTAGGGAAAAGGTTATTGCTCCCGTTTTTGCGGAGTATGACATTTCCAAGACCGAAATCTTTGTCAATCCGTCAGGTCGATTCGTAATCGGTGGGTTTGTTGCGGATACGGGACTGACCGGGCGAAAACTTATGGTGGATACCTATGGCGGAATCGCCCATAATGGTGGCGGTGCGATGAGCGGTAAGGATGCAAGCAAGGTAGATAGAAGCGGTGCATATCTCGCAAGATACATTGCAAAGAACGTCGTTGCATCGAAACTTGCAGAGAAGTGCGAAGTCGCGCTTTCCTATGCTATCGGTGTTCCTAAACCAACAAGCATTGATGTCAATACATTTTACACGGGAACGGTCAGCGAAGTTCTTATCAAAAAAGCAATCGAAAAGGTCTTTGACCTTTCGGTGGCGGGAACGATTGAGAAACTCGATCTTAAGAAACCCGTATATGCGCAGACGGCAGTAGACGGACATTTCGGAAAGGACTTCCTTGCGTGGGAACTCGTAGACAAAGCGGAGGAAATCAGCAATGCCGTCAACAAGGGATAAACTCATCACTGACAATATGCGGCTCGTCTACCATATGTACGGAAAAATCGGTGACGGTCCCATAAAGGAAAACTACAAGGATGACATCATCTCCGAGGGAATGCTCGGACTATGCAAGGCGGCAGACACCTTTGACGAAAGCAGGGGTGTCCGATTCAGTACATACGCGGCTATGTGCATACGGAATGCAATGCTGATGTTTATCCGCAAGACAAAAAAGCATTACCCGCGGGAAGTTTCGCTATACGAGGCGGTCGGAAGAGATGCCGACGGCAAAGAACTCACTTTGGCAGACATTATAGAAGATGAGAGCCAGAGCGAAGACGAAATCATCACGCGGATTATGCTCAAAGATTTTGAAGAAAAACAGGCTCCTATCGACAAGAAAATCATTAACGAATTGAAGCAAGGAAAGCGACAAATCGAGATTGGAAGAGACCTCGGAATGAGTCAAGCACAGGTTTCAAGGCGAATTCGAAAGATGCGAGAAAAGTTTCAAAATTAACGAAGTTTATACTGGACTTTCAGTCGCCTTTACGGTATTTTGTTTGACTTGAAAGGAGGTGGCTACGATGAGCAAGCCAAGAATAGAATTCCATAGCCGAGGTCCCGAAGGGAACATTTACTTCATACTCGGCAAGACAAGAGATGCGCTTCGCCACGAGCGGAGAATTAGCGACTACAACGATATGTGGGAGCGGGTGCAAAAGAGCAAAAGTTACCCTGCAGCACTCGCTGAAATCCGCAAAACAGTAGACCTTATCGACCTTGACGGAGCGTTCTAAAAACAAATAAGACATGGAGAGAGTAATGTCTCTCTTCTTGTCGTTTATGGAGGTTGAATGGCAGAGAGTAAGATAATTACAAAACCAAACGGCGAACTGTTCAACCCTGACCTTGCACAAAGGGCTATTACTTTTATCAATATGCTCAAGCACACCAAAGGAGAATGGCACGGCAAGAACTTTGACTTGTTGCCGTGGCAAACCAAGATTATATCGGATGTATTCGGGACCGTAAAACCAAACGGATACCGACAATACAACACAGCCTATGTCGAAATACCGAAGAAACAAGGCAAATCCGAACTTGCCGCCGCTGTCGCTCTTTATCTCCTTGCGGGTGACGGCGAGTGGGGTGCTGAAGTATATGGCTGTGCAGCCGATAGGCAACAGGCATCGATTGTATTCGATGTCGCTTGCCAGATGGTAGAGCAATGCCCGGCACTAAAAAAGAGAATCAAGCCGATCATATCACAAAAGCGGCTCGTGTATTTGCCGCTTAACTCGTTCTATCAGGTGCTTTCGGCAGAGTCCTATACCAAACACGGACTCAATGTTCACGGAGTCATATTTGATGAGTTGCACGCACAGCCTAACCGAGCATTATACGATGTTATGCTACACGGCTCTGGCGATGCACGAAAGCAGCCGCTTTTCTTCTTGATAACGACAGCCGGGACGGACCGCAATTCGATATGTTGGGAAGTCCATTCCAAAGCCAAGGACATCATAGAAGGACGAAAGCTCGACAAATCGTTCTATCCAGTCATTTACGGAGCGGAAGACGATGACGATTGGGGAGACGAAAAGGTGTGGTATAAAGCCAACCCGTCTCTTGGCGTCACTGTTGATATAGATAAATTGAAAACAGCATTTAACTCGGCAAAAGAAAACCCCGCCGAAGAGAACTTGTTCAGACAACTGCGACTCAATCAATGGGTAAAGCAGAATGTGCGGTGGATGCCGATGGACGCTTGGGATAAATGCGATTTTGCGGTAAATGCGGATAAACTTCTCGGCAGAGAGTGCTACGGCGGACTTGACCTTTCGTCAAGCACCGACATCACGGCATTCGTGTTGGTGTTCCCACCGACAGCCGATGACGATAAATACAGCATTCTTCCGTACTTTTGGATACCAGAAGACACGATAGATTTGCGAGTAAGACGCGACCACGTTCCATACGACACTTGGCTCGGTCGTGGGCAAGTAATCGCCACGGAGGGCAATGTCATCCACTACGGATACATCGAGAACTTCATCGAAGACCTCGGCACAAAATACCACATCAAAGAGATTGCGTTCGATAGGTGGGGAGCGGTGCAAATGGTGCAAAACTTGGAAGGAATGGGGTTCACGGTCGTGCCGTTCGGTCAGGGTTTTAAGGATATGAGTCCGCCGACAAAGGAACTGATGAAACTCGTGTTGGAGCAGAAGATAGCGCACGGCGGGAATGTTCCGCTCCGATGGATGATGGACAATGTCTATGTTCGCACCGACCCGGCAGGAAACATCAAGATGGACAAGGAAAAGTCCACCGAGCGAATAGACGGCGCAGTAGCGACCGTAATGGCACTAGATCGAGCAATCCGAAACGAAGGCTCGACCGATAGTGTATATAACGAACGCGGAATTATCGTGATTTAGGGCAAAAAGGCTTGAAAAAAACTAAAAGATTTGATATAATAACAGCGTAGAAGAAGACTTGCTCGCAAAGAATGAAGAACTTTTGCAAGGTTAAACGAGATACATCCAATACATTACGGATTCATTTGGGCGTTTCTTCTTTGAAAGTCAAGTAATCCTTTTAACTATCGGTAACTGTTGAAATTCTCGTTAAGTTATCGAGAAAGTGGGAGAGAGGCCATAGGTGCCTCCGAAATTGTTAAATGCATTACACCATACAAACAAGGGCAATTGAAAGATTGCTTTGTTTTGTTGTGTGTAGTGCCATAGATTTGAACCCAAGCCACTTACACACAGCAGTGTATGTGGCTTTTATTATGGGTTCAAAAGGAGGTGCTACACATGAGCAAAGGATGCGGAGTATCTGGTTATACCCACAGCCAAAGACAACTTGATGATTATGCCAACCAGCATAATCCTAACAATTCTGCTTACTGGGCAAACCAAGACAATCACGCTAACCAGTGCAATCCCAATAACGATGAGTATTGGCATAGCCGTGGTGACAGCGATGATGACGATGAAGACTAACTAAAAGAAAGAACCGTTTGGAGCAATTCAAACGGTTTTTTCATACCCAAAACAGGAGGAATGAATGAAAATAGAGAGAAGAAAGGTGGACGAACTCAAAGCAGCCGAGTACAATCCGCGCAAGGACTTGCGACCGGGCGATGCCGAATACGAGAAGCTCAAGAGAAGTATTCAAGAGTTCGGATATGTCGAACCCGTTATATGGAATAAGCGAACGGGAACGGTTGTCGGCGGTCACCAAAGACTAAAGGTAATGAAAGACCTTGGCTACGAAGAAGTCGACTGCGTGGTGGTTGACCTTGATGAAAAGAAAGAAAAGGCACTCAACATCGCATTGAACAAAATCAGCGGCGAGTGGGATAACGACCTATTGGCAAACCTTTTGAAAGACCTTGACGGGAGCGGTTACGATATCACTCTCACGGGTTTTGACCTTGCCGAAGCACAGGAACTGTTTGGTAGCGGCAGTATGGAGAACGTCCATGAAGATGATTTCGATGCCGAAACAGCCATAGAAGAAATTGCCGAACCGAAGACCAAACGCGGTGACTTGTGGATACTCGGACAGCACCGACTGCTTTGTGGTGATTGCACACAAAAGGAAGATGTGGCAAAGGTCTTGGAAGACAAGTATGCCGATGTTATGGTAACCGATCCGCCTTATAATGTGGACTACGGCGGAACGATAAACGGGAAAGACAGGAACATTGCCAACGACAATCTCTCCGAAGACGAGTTCTACCAGTTCCTTTTGAGTTTTTACAAGGCGGCGGAAACGAACCTAAAAAAGGGCGCGCCCGTGTATGTGTTCCACAGTACGAAAGAATCTGTAAACTTCATCAAGGCGATGGTGAATGCAGGTTTCAAATACGCACAAACCCTTGTGTGGTATAAGAACCACTTTACACTTGGTAGACAGGACTATCAATGGATACACGAGCCTATCCTATACGGATGGAAAGAGGGTGCCGGGCATTACTTCATCAACGACAGAACGCTCTCAACGGTCTATGAAGATGTAAGATTGAACGCAAGAAAGATGAGTAAAGCCGACCTTGTGGACTTTATCGACAAACTGTTCGAGCAGCCGACTTCGGTCATTCTCGACAATAAGCCGTCCAAGTCCGCCGATCATCCGACAATGAAACCGATAACCCTTTGTGCCAAACTCATCTACAACAGCAGCCACGAAGGGGATACCGTGCTTGAACCATTCGGCGGTAGTGGTTCGACCTTGGTGGCGGCGGAACAACTGAATCGCAAATGCTGTGCAATAGAACTCGAACCGAAGTATTGCGATGTCATTGTCAGACGCTACAAGGAACTCTGCCCGGCGATAGCGGTCAAGCATATCCGTGACGGTGTCGAAATCTACGATTAAAGGGTTTGATTTTCTTTGTTAATTCTTTGTGTTTTCGCCTGCTTTCGCTGGACTTGTTCGATTGTTTAAGGTATATTGTGTTTGCAAAAAGAGATGCAAAGGCAACAGCCGAAAGGAGCATATAAATGGAAACGAAAAAGGAAATCCGCAACTACTGCAAGAACAAGCTCAACGCACTGGTGAGAGACCACAACCACTATAACAAAGTGAAATACAAGGATGCGGTCGAAGACTACAGAACGGCAATCGATGTCCTTGTCGACTACGCGAAAAGAAACGGCATCAAGATCGGATACAAGATGGACGAAAACGGATACATCACGGTGGCATAAGGAAGTAGAGAACCATGAACAAACAACTCATCGAAATCGCAAAAAGAAACTCATACAGCATCGAAGAAAGAGGTGACCTCGAAACCCGAAACAGCGACAGCGAAGACTTCATCGAAATGAGTGTGTGGAGCATAAAGGCAATGCTCGAAGAGGCATACGAACTCGGCAAAAAAGCCGCCAAAGGGAACAAATAAGGGGTGGCAGAGATGAAAGCAACAATCGTGAGAAAGGTAGCGAACATCAAGGACTGGCACGATGCGGTAGCCGAATATAAGCACATACACGGCAAGGAAATGCCGAAAGCGGAAGTCAAGGTGGAGAAAACAATCCACCTGACCGCAGCCGAGTTCGACAAGGTAGCAAACGACTTATTCGAAGACTGCAAATGGGTGCAGGAAAACAAAGACCTTATGAGAATAGACGAAGACGGGGTGTGGCACATGATAGCTCTTCAATGTAAGGACAGAAACTACAAAATCCTAATCAACAGCGAGGGGTTCTCCTATCCGAGATACACCGCCATCGTATAACATAAAAAATAACATAACAAGGACACCGCCAAAACAAGGCGGTGTTCGGCATTTATGGAGGTAAAATGGGAATATTCGGACGGAGCAGAGATGCTCCCAGAAAAGAGAAACGAACAGCGCCGTCAAAGGAAATGCAAGAGTTCATCAGGGGTGTGGATGTCGACTTTATCGGCAACAGCAACAGCGGCATCAATGTGGACGAAATGCGGGCGATGCAAACTTCCGCTGTTTATGCTTGCGTGAAGATCTTGGCGGAAACAATAGCGAGCTTGCCGCTGCACCTATACAAAAAAGGAAAGAACAGCAAAAACGAAATGGCGGAGCAACATCCGCTTTTTTCTTGCCTTTATGAGTTTCCGAACGAAGAGATGACGAGTTTCGAGTTCAGGGAAACAATGATGACTTCGCTCCTTTTGTGGGGTAACGCATACGCAAGAATCATCCGAAAACAAGGTCATACGACCGAACTATGGTACTTAAAGCCGAACCAAATGGTAGTGGAGCGTGACAGCACCACGGGCAAGATTAAGTACACCTATTCGGACGAAATAACCAACAAAACCTATGTCTATCGCCCTGACCAAATCTTCCACATCAAAGCCATGTCCATAGACGGAGTGAAAGGCTTGAGCCCCATAGCGCAAGCAAGAGAGGCTGTCGGACTCGCCTTGGCAACGGAAGAGTATGGAGCGAAGTTCTTCGGTAACGGAGCAAGACCGGGCGGTGTGTTGGAACACCCCGGCACGCTCAAAGATCCCGAAAAACTCCGACAGTCTTGGAATCAAGTGTATCAGGGAACACGGAACAGCCATAAGGTGGCGGTGCTTGAAGAGGGTATGAAGTACCATACCATAGGCATCGCACCCGAAGACGCACAGTTCTTGGAAACGAGAAAGTACCAAGTGAACGAGATATGCCGTATTTTCCGTGTTCCGCCACATCTTGTCGGAGACCTTGAAAGGGCAACCTTTTCCAATATAGAACATCAATCCATAGAGTTTGTTCAGCACACCATACGGCCGTGGCTCGTAAGGTGGGAGCAAGAGATAAGCCGTTCACTCCTTGACGAGAAAGAACGGCTTTTGTATTTCGCCAAGTTCAATGTGGACGGACTGCTACGCGGTGACTACAAATCCCGAATGGAAGGCTATTCCATAGGACGGCAAAACGGGTGGTTGTCCATCAACGATATAAGGCGGCTTGAAGATATGAGTCTTGTCCCGGCGGAACAGGGCGGTGACGATTATCTCGTCAATGGTTCGATGATGTCGGCACAGGTCGGACAGCAGAACAAACAAAACAATCCAGACGAAGGAGGTAGCGATGGAGAAGAAAACGAACAAAAAGGAACTCCGAATGCTCCCGCTAAAGGAAATAAGAATAAACGAAAGTGACGGCGGAACGTGTATCGAAGGACACGCCGCCGTTTTCGATTCGTGGTCTGAAACCTTGGGCGGCCTTTTTCCGTTCAAAGAGAAAGTGCGAAAGGGTGCGTTTGCGGAGAGCATCGGCAGGGACGATATCCGCGCTTTGTTCAATCACGATCCAAACTATGTACTCGGCAGAAACAGAGCGGGAACGCTCGAACTCGTAGAAGACGATGTAGGACTCCGTGTCCGCATTACTCCGCCGGATACGAGTTGGGCAAGAGACATCACCACGAGTATCCGCCGTGGGGATATTTCGCAGATGTCAATCGGTTTCGTGGTGGAAGACGATGAATGGTCATCCAAAGACGGAATCGATACGAGAGAACTCAAAAAGGTTCGCTTGTTTGACGTCTCGCCCGTAACGTTCCCAGCATACACGGCAACCGATGTCGGTGTTCGTGCAATGCAAGAATATGACGTGTATAAGACCGAGCAACGTAAAGTAGCGGAAGAAACGGAAAACGCAGTTAAAAAGGCGAAACAGCAGGAAAAACTCAAGAACCTGCAAGCAAAATTCAAAATCATTTAATCGGAGGAAAACAGATGAATATGAAGAAAATTCTCGAAATGAAAGCAAAGAGAGAGGACGCAAGACTCAAGGCGATGGCGGTACTTAATAAGGCGGAAGCCGAAGACCGTTTCCTCTCCGAAGAAGAGCAGAAGGACATCGACAAGTATGAAGAGGAAATCCGTGCGTGGGATGAGAGTATCGGCAGAGCGGAAAAACTTCTCGCTATCGAACCCGAAGATCGTTCGACCGAGAAACCCGAAGTAAAACCCACTCCCGCCAAGGACAACGAAAAAAGATTTTCGTCTTTCGGAGAACAGCTCATGGCGGCATATAGAGCGGCAATGCCGGGCGGTAAAGTGGACGAGAGACTTTCCACGAGAGCGGCAAGCGGTCTTAACGAAACCACTCCCTCGGACGGCGGTTTCCTTGTACAGCAGGATTTCGTGACCGAACTCTTGAAGAGAACCTATGAAACGGGTATTCTCGCAAGCAAGGTCAAAAAGATTCCTATCAGCACCAACGCAAACGGAATGAAAATCAATGCCATTGACGAAGACAGTCGTGCAAACGGCTCTCGTTGGGGCGGTGTTCAGACTTACTGGGAAGGCGAAGCGGACGAGATCACCGCAAGCAAACCCAAGTTCAGACAGATGGAACTGTCGCTTAAAAAACTCACGGGACTTTGCTATGCGACCGATGAACTTTTGCAGGATGCGGCGGCGCTCGAAGCCGTTATTCGTCAGGCATTCGCAGAAGAGTTCGGGTTCAAAATTGACGATGCCATCCTTTCGGGTAGCGGCGAGGGCGAACCGCTCGGCATCCTTAACAGCGGTGCAATCGTGACCGTGGCGAAAGAAGCAAGCCAGACGGATACAATCACTGTGGAGAACCTCGTCAAGATGTGGAACAGACTGTGGTCTCGTTCCAGAGCGAATGCTGTATGGTACATCAATCAGGAACTTGAACCGTACCTTTACACGCTCAAAATCGGAGATAAACCCGTGTATATTCCGGCAGGTGGTCTTTCGGAGAAACCCTACGGCACGCTCTTCGGCAGACCTGTCGTACCTATCGAACAGTGCAGCGCCGCAGGCGAAGTCGGAGACATTATCCTTGCGGATATCGGTCAGTACCTTCTTATCGATAAGGGTGGTATTAAGTCGGCAAGTTCCATTCACGTCAGATTCCTTTACGATGAAAACGTGTTCCGTTTCATCTACAGGGTTGACGGCAAACCGATCTGGACGAAACCGCTCACTCCTTACAAAGGCAGTGCAACCGTTTCGCCGTTCGTCACTCTTGCAAAGAGGGGCGCGTAAACCAAAAACAATAAGGAGGTATGAGTATGATTACTCTTCAAGAAGCCAAAGAGTTTTTGAGAGTTGATGGTGATGACGAGGAAAATCTCATAGCCTCACTGATTGTAGCGGCACAGGAATTGACGGAAGATGTGCTACGAAGACCGCTTGCGGAAATCGAGCCTCTTCCCGAAACCGTGCGGCAGGCAATGCTCATAGTCGTAGCCACGCTTTACGAAGAAAGGCAAATCTCAAAGGATAAGACGGGTATCGATATATCCGAAACCCTTGACCTTGTCAGGCGAATGCTGTTCGCCTACAGGAAAGAGAGGTTCTGATGGATATAGGAAGACTGAACCGAAAAGTGGAAATCCTGACCTTCGTGTGGGAGCGAGATGATTTCGGCGGGCAAGAAGGAAGATGGGTGACAACGGACGTAAGGTGGGCGAGTATCGAACCCGTGAGCGGTACGGAGTATTACACGGCGCAACAAGTTTCAGCGGAAGCCGTGGTGAAGATAACGCTCCGATACACGACTAACGTGACCGTTCTAAATCGCGTTAGGTACGGAAACTCGTTATATGAAATAATCGGAGTTTTGGACGATAAAACGGGGCATAAAGCCACAATACTCAATTGCAAGGAGATCGTGAACGATGGGTTACAGCGCAAAGCAACGGAAGGTTAAAACGAAAGTGGAAGGCGCAGACAAACTCGTGAAAGATATCCGAGCAATGGAAGATGCGGCATCATCGGTGCTTATGACGGGAGCAAAGGCAGGTGGCAAGATTGCGCTTGACGATGCAAAGAAAAACTGTCCTGTGGATACAGGAACGCTGAAAGCAAGCCTGAAACTCAACGAAGGCAAAGCCACGGAAACGAAAGCGACTGTATCGGTGGACTACGATAAGTCGCTCCGATACGGCACATTCGTAGAACTCGGTGCAAGGGGAAGACCCGCCAATCCATTTCTACGAAATGCCGTGGACGGAAACATCGACAAGATAAACGATGAGATCGTGAAAGCAATCTCAAACGCGGTGGGGAGAAAACTATGACGGACATCTGCCAAGCAATATATGCGTATTTAAGCGAAAACGAACAGATAAAAGAACGTGTGGGGAATAAGATATTCCCCATAATGCTCCCCGAAGATGCGCCACTCCCGGCAATCGTTTATTCGCCCGTGCTTGCCAACTACGATTCGGCTCTGCAAGGCGATACGGGGTTTGTCAGGCAGACGATGCAGTTCGTGTGCCATGACAGGACGTTCAAGAAAGCAAGAGAATTGTCGAGAATGGTAAAGCGAACCTTTCAAGACTTTCACGGAAATATGTGCGGCTTGGAAATCCAAGCCGTTTTCATTAAAACGGACTACGAGTACAACGGGAACACCGCATTGAAGTTCAATACGGAAGAGTACCTGTCGAGCATCGAGTTCGAGTTTTATTACAACGAAAAATAGGAGGACTATATGGCGGTAGCAGGTAAAAACGGAAAAGTGATTATCGGCGAGAGCGGAAACCAAAAGGTAGCCGCAATCAAGAACTGGTCGCTTGAACTGTCGCTCGAAACTTTGGAAACGACCGCTCTCGGCGATGACTGGAAAAACTACATCACGGGACTGAAAGAGTGGACTGCGAGTTCGGAAGGCGATTACGAAGTTCCGACTGACACGCAGGGACAAGCGGCATTACAAGAAGCGTATCTCGCAGGTACGACCGTAATCGTAAAACTGTATGTAGATAATTCGAACTACTATCAGGGAACGGCATACATCAGCAGTTTGTCAATCGAAGACCCGGTGGATGACGTGGTCAGCATCAGCCTTGAACTTACGGGTACGGGCGAATTGAGTTTTCATAAAGGAGAGTAAGAATGAAGAACGGAGTAACCATCAATCTGGATAAACCCAGAACATTGAGATACGGCATCAATGCGCTCGTCAAGGTGGAAGACCTTACGGGCAAAAGCATTACGGCGCTTGACCTTTCGCACGTGGGCATCAAAGACTTGCTCATTATCGTGTATGCGGGGCTTTGCCACGAAGACAAAACCCTTACGCTCGAAAAGGTCGGTGACCTTATTGACGAGTATTCAAACATCACCGAGATTGCGGACAAACTCGGCGAAGCCTTTACGCTTGCATTCGGCAAGGCGGAAGGTAAACAGGGGGAATAAGTGAGACTGCTTTTGACCTTTCCGAGTTTTGCGAAAAGGCAGTCGTGTTCTTTGACATAGACCCCTTACGAATCGGCAATTACACTCCGTATGAAGTAATGCTCCTTGCAAAGCAAAAGCGAGAGCGGGAAACTCGACTGTTCGAGGACAACATCACACTTGCGTGGCATACGGAAGCCTTTGCAAGGCAAAAGAAGTTGCCGAGCCTTTCAAAGGTATTGAAAGACATAAGGAAGAAACCGAAAAAAACAAACTCGGCGGGGGACGCCGTACTCAAAGCAATGGCGGCGGAGCAAGGGGTAATAATCAAATAGGGGGTGAGGACAGTTGGCAGTTATAAGAAACCTTGTGGTAAAGATAGCGGCGGACATATCCTCGCTCTCGAAAGGGTTAGATAATGCCCAAAAGAAGATACAAAAGGTGTCGGCAAGCCTGACGAAAGCAGGAACGAAACTCTCGGCAACGGTTACGGCTCCACTTGTGGCACTCGGCACGAAGTCAGTCATGGTGTCGCAACAGTTCGAGCAATCGATGGCGAACGCGGCATCTGTCGCAGGCGCTACGAGCGAAGAACTTGCAAGAATGACCTCAATAGCCCGTGAAATGGGCGCGAAGACGGTTTTCTCGGCATCGGACGCAGCGGACGCTTTGTACTATATGGCGTCGGCAGGTTACAAGGTAGACCAGATGGCTGACTCCATCGAGGCAACCCTGAACCTTGCATCGGCAACGCAGAGCGACTTGGCATTTACGACCGAAACCGTTATTTCGACCTTGAACCAGTTCGGCTTGGAAGCAAATCAAGCGGAGCGAGTAACCAACGTGTTTGCGGCGGCAATCGGTGACTCTATGGCATCGATGGATAAACTCGCAAACTCAATGGGATATGTCGGTCCCGTTGCCAACAGCCTTGGCTATACGATAGAAGAAACGGTCGGCGCACTGTCCGTATTGTACGATGCGGGCTATGACGGAAGTACGGCAGGAACTTCGCTTCGACAAGCATTTGTATCTCTTATGAATCCGTCAACGGCGGCGCTCGGAATCTTTGAAGAACTCGGCATAGCCGTAGAAGACGTAAACCCGGCAACCAATGATTTCGCATCAATTCTTGACAGGTTACGAGACGCGGGATTGGACACCTCGCAAGCAATGAAAATCTTCGGTGCGAGAGGCGGTCCGGGTATGCTTGCTTTGATGTCGGCAGGCGGTGATGCCGTAAGGGGAATGACCAAAGCCATTACGGGAACGAACAAAGCGACCGACATGGCAGCAACGCAGCTTGATACTTTGCAAGGACAATGGAAGATCCTGAAATCCGAGCTTGAAGAGATAGCGATCTCCTTTGGCGATGTGCTGATTCCGCTCATTCGGCAGTTCATAACAAAATATATCTCGCCGCTGACGGCAAAGATTATGGGACTGTCTATGGGAACGAGAAAACAAATTGTAGTCATAGCACTGCTTGCGGCGGCAATCGGACCATTGCTTGTCGTAATAGGGAAACTTGTCGGCAGTCTCGGCACAATCATTAAGGTGGCAAAAGTCCTATTCACGAAAGCGGGACTTATCGGTTTAGCAATAGCGGCGGTAGTCGCTTTGCTTGTGTACTTATGGAAGACGAACGAAGACTTCCGTAATGCCGTAATCCGCATATGGGAGAAGATTAAGTCAGTCATTATAAGCGTAGCCAACGCTATAAAAGCGTGGTGGGACGAGAACGGGGAACGCATCAAAGCGGCAGTCGTGCAAGCCTTGAAGACGGTTTGGAAATGTGTGAAAGAGGTCTTCTCGAAAGTGCTTGCTATAGCCAAGAAAGTATGGCCGCTCGTAAAGAAAATCGTGGTGGACACGGTCAACGGCATAAAGACCTTTTGGCAGAAGTACGGCAAGCAGATACTCAAAATCATCAAGGATGTATTCACCCGTCTTTGGACGATTATAAAAAGTGCGTTTGACGTTATAAGCAATGCGGTGCTGAAATTCCTAAACTATGTCGAACCACTGTGGGAGAAGATAAAAGCGTTGTTTGCATCGCTGTGGGATACCATCGTAGAACTCTATCAACTCTTAAAACCCGTGTTTGACTTAATCGACAAAATCATCGAAGTGTTGTACGGGGTAGTGATCGGAGTGGTTAACGGAATCATTGCGGCTCTCGGTCCGTTCTTAAGTGCGGTTTTAGATGTCGCGAACGCAATCATCGAAGTAATCAAGTTCGTGTGCGCAATACTCAAAGGCGATTGGTCGGATGCGTGGACGCATATGCAAAACATCGCCACGAGCATTTGGAGTGCAATAAAAAATATCTTTCTCGGTATTTGGGAGTTCATAAAAGGTTTCGGACAGGGTTTTGTGGACTTCTTCAAGGGAATTGGTGTGAATGTACTGGATATCTTCCGCAATATCTGGGAAGGAATCAGCGGCTTTTTCACGAACATTTGGAATGGCATCTGCTCGGTATGCGGTTGGATATGGGATAAAATCACGGGCTTGTTTTCAAGCATCGGCGATTACTTCTCGAACCTTTTCAAAGAGGCATTCAACTGGGGCAAGAACCTGATACAAAATATAGCGGACGGTATCAAGAATGCGTGGAACAAAGTCGTAGACGGGGTAAAGTCAATCGGACAGTCGATAAAAGACTTTCTCGGTTTCGGCTCGCCGACAAAGAAAGGTCCGGGACACACGGCAGACGAGTGGATACCGAACCTAATGGATATGATGGCGGACGGAATGTACGACAACACACCGATGTTAGAGCAAGCGGCGGCGCAGGTCGCGTCTTCGCTGAACATCACCGCATCGGCAAACCGAGCGGTAGTCGGTAGCGGAAGCAGTCCCTATGGAGATATGGTCAACGGAATGCTACAAGGAATAACGGCAATCAACAACGGCAGTAGCAAAGAGCAAAAGGACATTGTCTTGGAGATTGACGGACAACAGTTCGCAAGGCTTATCATGCCGAAGCTGAACAAGGAATACAAGCGAAACGGCATTGCATTAAGGGAGGTGTAAGATGGCGGTATTTTTTAAGATAAACAGTAAGACGATAAAAGCACCGACCGAACTCACTTGCTCAAACGAAGTGCTGGACAAGTCGGAAAGAACGATGGACGGCACAATGGTCGTGGACGTTATAGGGCGAAAGAGAAAGGTCGAAGTCTCGTGGAAATATCTCTCGAAAGAAGATATGGGACTCTTGACCGCCGAAACGAAAAGCGGCTCGTTCGTAACGATAGACTACAACGATCCCGAAACGGGAAACTTGACGTCAATGACCGCTCGTCCGCAGGATTTGTCCTGTCAGCCACGATACGATTGGGTGAAAGGCAAGATAATGTGGGCAAGCGTGAGTATTGCTTTTGTGGAGAGATGACCTATGAAATATACGGATAATCCACGGAAAATACTCGGCAGAGTCGATGTTATCTACTCGGACACGGAAATCAGCAAGGACATTCAAACAACGGAAAGCGGTAACTCGGCTATCAGCCACCCGGACGAAGTGTTCGGCGCATACCTTGTGCCGACAGTTAAAGGCTGTACGATGGACGGCAATGCAACAATGGACGGCTCTTTTCAGATGATGGACGATTTGATCGTTCTCGGTTGGTGGAGCGGCTCGCTGTCTGGTAGTAGCGGTGTGTTTGCGAATGCGCCGTGGATCGAGATATCGTTTGTTAAGCGTCCGATAATCTCTTGGGTAGTACTGGGCGATGAAAAGCGGAATGAATACCCGGTCGACTTTATCGTACAGTACAAGAGAGATGGATTGACTGTCCATTCGCAACGTGTGTTAACTAACACGCAGGTGCAAGCCCGATTGACTCCGCAACTTGAAGACATTACATCTATCAGGCTGACGATAATCAAGTGGAGCAAGCCGAATGCTTGCGCGAAAATCTTGAAGTTCTACGACCGAATGATGGAGCGATACGAGGGCGATGCCATTGAAATGTTCGAAGTGTCCGAAGAGATGGGAGCGGCGGACGGAAATTACAACATAGTATCCGACACGATGACTGTAAACATCTTCAACAAGGACAGAAAGTTCGACAAAGGCTATCTCCGTTCGCTTATGATACTTGACCGAAAATTGATGCCGAGTATCGGTATTGAAACCAACGGAGTAGTTAAATATCAACCGCTCGGCACATTCTATTCGGACGAATGGCAGATAAACCAAGACTCTCAATGGGTAAAGTGCAGTGCGGTAGATAGGCTAATGCGGTTACAGAAAAAGACCTATGTCGGCTTTCCTTTGACGGAGAACGCATCGCTATACGATATTGCCACAGACATCCTTTTGAAGATAGGGGAAACGGCGGACACAATCGTCATCTCCAAAGACTTGCAATCGGTCGTTGTGCCGATGGCATTTCTGCCAAAGGGAACGGCTTGGGATGCACTACAGGAAATCGCCAATGCGGGACTTTGCAAAATCTATGTAGATCGTGAAGACAAAATCAATGTCCGCTCGGAAAAAGAAACAAAGACAAAGACGGCAATACAGATAGACAAAAGCAATATGTTCACATACTCATCGAGTGTTTCTCTGACCGAGTTTGCGAACCGTATTTCTGTGGAATATTGCGATGTGTCGCTGTCGGACGATACGGTCGAAGCGGTATCGGTCGAACTCAATATAGAGCCGAACGCATCACTCGAACTGACGCTTGATTATAATACCGAAGTTGCGTATCCTGCAATCGAAACGGATAACTTAAACGTGCTATTGACCGACTTCCAAGGCGGTGTCAATGCTTGCTCGGTCGTGGCAAAGAACAAGAGAGCCGAAAAGCAAAAGGCGGTTCTGACGGTTACGGGCAAGGCTATCGAGATAACGACAAAGGCTTTGACAAAACAGGACGATGAAAGTGTTCGGAACAACGGCATAACCGAGTATTCGCACCCGTCAAGCGACCTTGTACAAAGCCACGACCAAGCGGAATACATTGCAAATTTCTTGCTTGAAAAGATGCACGCGGGAGAGGGTGTCATAACAACCACTTGGCGCGGTAACCCGGAACTCAATCTCGGAGAGAAGTATGTGTCGGTTGATCGGTTCGGTGACAGTCAAGACCTTGTGTGCGAGTATAACAAGTTTACATTTGACGGCGGACTGAAACAAGAGACGCGCGGAAGAACGATATAAGGAGGGTATGAATGGCAAATTGGAAAGAGCCAAAGAGCGATTATAAGGCAGAAGACCAAGTAACGCCTGACATCTTCAACAACCTTGCCGAGAACGAAAAGCACTTGAAAGAGATATCGTGCAAGGTAGAAAAGAAAGTAAAAAGCGGAACAACGACAACGATTTCCTCTATCGTTTTCGTGGAAGAATAGCAGCTATGCTGCAAGTGGTGAAGGGCGATGTTTTCGAGTTCGGTTTGTCGTTTGGAAATGTCGACCCTGAACTGATAGAAAAGGTGGTGTTCGCGTGCAAAGAACTTGGAATCGAAGAAGAGGCGGATAGAGAAGAGGACGAATTCCGCGTTCGAATACCGGGTGAAGTTACAAAGGACTTCAAAACAGGTTTTTTGAAATACGACATCATCGCCACCTTGATAGACGAGCAAGAGGTCACACTCGTGCATCGTCAAAAAATAGAAGTATTGGAGAGGGTGGAAAATGGCGGATAAAAACTATTATGGTAATCAGGGACAAGTAAACGTCACGCCCGGAATTACCGTAACCTACAACTACAATCGGTTAAAGAATAAGCCGACCATTAACGGGAAACCGCTTGACGGGAAAATGACGGCGAGTGAACTGAACCTATTGTCAAACGATGTGACGGAGTATGAGGAAATCAAACTGGGGGTCGATAAACGCGACTCCTTTATTCTTGTCGTTGGAGAAAACGGCGAAACGAATAAGATTAAACTCGGAGAACTTGCCAAAGGGAAATTACAGGCGGTTGACAAGATAACCGAAGACATCCCGGACGGCGATTTTGTATTCAAGAAAATGGAGGACAAATAACATGGCTCAAACTACAAATAAGTTTCAGATTATTCAGAAAGTCAGTGCGGAAGATACCGTCTTAATCCATCCCGAAACCGAGGCGGAAGTTGTCAAGTACAGTGGTACGGCGGCGGGCATTTCGGCGGAGAATGTGCAGGGCGCAATCGATGAAGTCTACGAGCAGGTCAAAGGCATCACGGGCGGTGGTATCGTAACGGGTATCAAGGGCGATAAAGAAACCGCCTACAGAAAAGGCTCTGTCAACCTTACCCCTGCAAACATCGGCGCTGAATCGAGCGGAGCGGTGAACACTCACAATACGTCAGGAACGGCGCACTCGGACATTCGCACTGCCGTAACCAATGCACAGAACAAGGCAAACAGTGCATACGCACTTGCGGAAGGCAGAGCGAAGGCTGTTTCGTTCGATACTGTGGCGGCAATGACAACCGCATTGAAAGCGGCTGCTAAAACCGACTACAAAGTGGGCGATAACATCTTTATCAAGGCTTTGGACACTCCCGACTATTGGGTAAGTAAAGTCCTCGATAACAACACTGGTACTTACGGGTACTTTGAAATCAGCGCACTTGAATCGCAGAAGGTTGACCTTGCCGCCTATCAGACGAAGACGGACAACACGCTTGCGACCACGGCAAAGACAGTAGTCGGTGCTATCGGCGAAGTAAAAACGACTGCGGATGCGGCAAAAAGTCAGTCCAATACCAATGTCACCGAGATTGCTAATATCAAGAACGGAACGACTAAGGTCGGCGCAGCTACGAAAGCAGATAAAGCAACCAGTGCTGATACGGCAACGAGCGCGACTTCGGCAGGCAAGTGGACTGCGGCGAGAACGCTCGGTGTAAGCGTCAATTCTGGTGTCAAGAAAGACGGCTCGACTGCTATCAGCGGATCTGGAAGTCAGAGTGTGGACGGCTCTGCAAATAAGACGGTTTCGGTTACTTTGGGTGACAGCGGTGTAACCGCAGGCACTTATTCTGCCGTTCAGGTCAATGCCAAAGGCATTGCGGTCGCAGGCGGACAGATGATTGAAATCGGAACGAGCGGTCAGACTACTCCGAGCGCATCTCTTGCAACGGGCGGACTTTTCTTCAAGGTAGTATAAGGGGGTATCGTGAATGGCTTACAGACCGAAAATTAAGAATGCCAACGGCACTCTTACCGATTTGCCGATAGCAGCGGAAACGGCTGTAAAGGCAGACGATTATAACACATCTACGGGGACGATTAAAACAAAGTTCGCAACTGTTGATTCGAAGCTCGGAAAACTGCAAATTGGTGGCACATGGTACACAGTGAAAGAAGAAACCGATTATACGGCAACAGGTACTGCCGGGTACATCACCATCATTAAATAAGGGGGTATCTATGGGAAGTTATTTTGGGATAAGGGCAATCTATAAGGATACAACGCTTATTTTTGCCAAAGAAATGAAACTAACAATCAGCATAGGAACTGGGGTCAGTAAGGTCGCATACAGTTACACAACAAAAACAGGCGCAACAGGTTCGGGAACAGTAACGTCAACAACGACAATCTCGGCAATATTTGGGTCGACTTTTACTTTTACACCGACCGCTGCATCTGGTTATTCAATGAACTCATACACATCAAGCCGATTCATTGATTCTGATATGACATTGAGTTTCACTGCAAAATCATCGAGTAGTAGTGGCGGCGGTGGTGGGTGCGTATCTGCCGATAGCAAGATATTGACATCGCTTAATGGAGACACCAAAGAAGCACGCACTCTTATTACAGGCAACAAAATCGTGGCATATGACAAAGAGAAAAAATCGTTTGTTCAAACATTGGTGTTGAAGAGGTATATCCTGACCGAACCGACAATTATATACACCCTTTCTTTTGGCGATGGTACAGAACTATCCATTACGCCAAAACACAAAGTTTTGACAAAAGACGGCTTTATATCGGTATGGGACGATAACGGACAAGAGCAAATCAGTGTCGGAACAAGGCTAATCGGCAAGGATGGAGAAAAAACAATAGTTGGGGTAAGGAGAGAAGTTACTGCGGATGATACCACTGTGTATAACTACCGAACCATTAAGGGGGATGCTTTCGTAGCGAACGGGGTGGTTGTGGAAAACGAAAGCGAGACCACGGTCGGCAATGTAGTAAATAACCTCTTTAACAACGAGGGTGGAGTAAGTACGGCAAAGCTTGTCGGCGGCGGAGATATTTCAAAACAACATGTATAATATGATATCGATAATAGTGAGTGTGTGTGCGAGCATCATCAGCGGAATGGTGCTCTTTTTCTTGCAACGATTTTTCAAGAAAAAGCAAAAGAAAGATGAAGAGCGAGACAGGGCAAAAGCCAAAGAGAACATGCTGATACTAAAAAGTATAGATGCGGTTGGGAAACTGACGTATGCGGATGCGGTAGCCATTCGAGACGGGAAAACCAACGGCGAGATGAAAGAGGCGATGAAAGCCTATGCGGAAGTAAAGGATGAACTCTACGAATATTTGCTCGAACAAAATTCCAAGAAATAAGGAGGGTAGATAAATGGAACAGTATTTGAACTTAATCAGCGTCCCGGCAATTGCGGCGATTGTGTACTGGGTGATTAACATCATCAAACACGCGGTCGGAGAGAACGAAAAATTTAAGAGGTGTATCCCGCTTATCGCTGCGGCACTCGGTGTCGTGTGCGGAATCATTTGCTACTATGCCGTGCCGAGCATCATCCCGGCACCGAACATTGTGGTGGCAATCGTCATCGGCGGGGCGAGCGGACTGACGGCAACGGGAACGAACCAAATCATCAAGCAACTTGGCAAAAAGGACGATGCGGATGGAACTGGAAAGTAAAGCATTGCGCCTTGCAATAGCCGATGCCATAGTCCAAAAACTATGGTTTAAGGGGTTAATCAACGATATAGAAAGGGACCGTATGAAAGAGAAAAATAAATTGAAAATTCTTTCTTAATTACGGCGATTTTGTCTGGACTTAAGTGAGATTATACGCTATTGTTTGTCCTGCCCAAACGGGCGGGACAAATTTTTTAGCCTACATTCAAGTCCATAAATGAAAAGAGTGTGGCGGACAAGGAGGTAGTAATGGACGACAGGAAACGAGCAGTCGCGTATATCCGTGTGTCAACGAAGAGCGATGCACAGTTACACAGTTTCGGATACCAAGAGTCGTACTGGCGCGATGCGATTTCGGCAAGCAACCAGTATGACTTCGCTGGAATTTACTCGGACTTCGGTATCAGCGGTCGGTCGCTTAACAGGCGTCCGCAACTGCAACGACTAATAGCCGATGCGGAACAAAAGAAGTTCGATGTGGTATTCACAAAGTCGGTCGCACGATTCGGACGAAATGTCGAGGAAATCGTAGCAACGGTAAGGAAACTGCGAGAGTACGGCATACGGATATTCTTCGAGAAAGAACAGATAGACACATTCGACCCGAATATGGAACTTTATATGACGCTTGCGGCATCCATAGCCGAAAACGACTTAAAGATTTATTCGGAGAATATGACATGGTCGATACGAGAGCGATATAAAAAAGGGTGGATAAGCATCGGCAGCCAAATCTTCGGATATAGGATGAATAAGGAAAACAACACATTGATGGTAGAACCGACCGAAGCGGAAACGGTAAAGCGGATTTACGATCTATACGAAGAAGGACTTGGGCAGGTAGCGATATCCCACATACTTGAAGAAGAGCAGAGAGCCAACATATACGGCAAGGTCAAATGGGATGTCGGAGCAATACGATATATCCTAACCAACGAGAAGTACAAGGGGTGCGCCCTTACGCAAAAGGGCATATATGTTCACGGAATAAAACAGAAGAATGATAACCTTGCACCGCAATGGTATATGGAAAATACCCACGAGGCAATCATCACACCAGAGCAGTTCGATCGAGTACAAGAACTGATAAAGGAAAGGGCTCGAAAGAGCAAGAGAGCGAAACCCGGCGATTATGTATTCGCAAGGAAGATAGAATGCGGTTGCTGTGGCGGCGGTTACTCGCATAAGTTCAATAATACGAACAAGCCTTGGCGGAATGAAATATGGATATGTTCAAAGCAAAACACATACGGAGCGGGGCATTGCACAAACACGAGAATAAAGGACGAAGTCCTAAAAAAACTATTCGTGGAATGCTATAACGAGTTCGTAAGGGAAAACGGCAATACGGACGAATTAATGGAACTGCGAGATAGTCAACGAAAGTTACTGGAACAAGAGCGAGAACTGAATGCGCTCCGAGTCAACCGAATGATAGAGATATCCGACTACAATGCGGAGATAGCAAAGGTCAGAGAGCAAATAACCGAGTGCAACAAACAAATCGCCTTGCACGAAATGCGAGGAGCAAGAAAGGAAGACTTGGTAGAGATAAAGGAATTCGATGACAGCAAAGTCGAGATATTCCTTGAAAAGGCGGTCGTACTAAACCACACGATAACATTCACCTTCATAAACGGAATGTCAATCAGTAGGGAGTACACCAACGGACACGGCGGCAATACGGCGGGGTGGTTAGACCGCCGATTGGATAGATTAAGTAAGGAGGGTAAACAATGAGCATACCTCAAAGGATAGTGCAAGAGAGACCAGTTATATACAGACCGACAAACACGGCAAGCGGCATTCACAAGGAGAACGTAACCTACTATGCTCGTGTAAGTACCCAAAACGATGAACAGGAAGACTCATACGAAAGACAAAAGGCACACTTCGAAGAGAAGATCCACTCAAACCCGAATTGGAACTATGTCGAAGGATATGCCGACTGGGGTATAAGCGGAACGAAAGCCGAGAGCCGAAAAGAGTTCATGCGAATGATAGAGGACTGCCGAGCGGGTAAGATAAACCGAGTGCTTGTGAAGAGCATATCGAGATTCGGACGAAACACGGTGGACACCCTAACATATATAAGGGAACTGCGGGAACTTGGCATAAGCGTCTTCTTTGAAACACAGAACATAGACACTATGACGGCGGGCGGCGATGTGCTGATAACCATACTGGCGGCGATGGCGGAACAGGAAAGCCGAACGATGAGTACGAACATCAAATGGGCATTCCAAAAGCGGTTCAAAGACGGACGAGTCCTAATCAACTTCAAGCAGTCGCTTGGGTACGACAAGGTAGTGAATGTCGATGAGAACGGACACAAGGAAGAAGAGTATGTCATTGTAGAGAGCGAAGCGGAGATCGTCCGAATGATATACCGAGAATACTTAAGCGGTAAGACGATAAGACAGATAGCCGACCAACTGAATGAACTCGGTATAAAAACGAAACGCGGATACGAATGGAAACCAAACAGCATCGAGGGCGTCCTAACAAACTACAAGTACACAGGCAACGCTATACTTGGAATGACCTACAAGCCAGATGTCCTATCCAAGAGCCGATTGAAGAACGAAGGACAGTCACCGAGTTTCCATGTGGAGAACAGCCACCCGGCGATTATCACGAAAGAGATGTACGATATGGTGCAAGCGGAAATCCAAAGGCGAAAAAACATAAGGTCGACCGTGAACACTGGCAAGGGAAAATACAGTAGCAAGTATGTCTTAAGCGGACTGTTGGTATGCGGAGATTGCGGAGCGAAGTTCCGTAGGTTCGGTCGGTCGCTCAAGTCAGGCGAGTTCATTCCGACATGGGTATGCGTTACACACCAAAAGAACCCCAATGACTGCAAAATGAAACCGATAAAAGAGAAAGACATACTTGATGCATTCAAACGAGCGGTGCAAAGGCTTGTGGGCGATTTCAGCGAGATTGTCAAAGTGGTAAGGGAAACAGCCGAAGAAGAACTCAAAAGCCAACAGACAAGCAATCTGACAGCCATAGAAGACGAACTTGTAGAACAGCGCAAAGCGGTGCTCGAATTATTCAAAAAGAAGAGAGCGGGGGAAATAAGTCCGACAGAGTACGACAAAAAGTATGCCGAATACAGCGCACGGATAATCGAGTTGGAATCGGCGGCGGACACTGCGAAGAGCGAAGAACTGCAAAAGCAACTAACACAGTCAAGGCTCGAAAGGGTCTATGAACTACTCGACAACATAGGAACGGACTACACAGACGAAGGGGTGATGAGAGCCCTAATCGACTGCATAAAGGTCAAAGGAAAACACGATATCGAGTTCCAATTCAAATGCGGAGTCGATATCCACGAAACCATATAAACGAAGACCACTATCCAATAAAACGGGTAGTGGTCTTTTTTTTATTTACACAGGGGAGCAAAAAGTACTTATCGTCATACACACTTCCGAAAAGTGCCTTAAAAACGAGATTTTGTCATACATACACAACGGTGCGATGCAAATTGTTGCATCGCATTTTTCGTTTCACGAAATCGCAACTATGTTGCGCCGTTGGTCGGCTCGTCCGCTGCGCTCGGTTTTCTCAAATGCTACGCGCTTGATTCTCCCTCTGCTTGCGGTCATCCGTACCAAACGGATCGGTCTGTAAGTCTTTTCTTACAGACCGATATTTTTATATTTTAAGGGTATTTTGCCTGTTTTCAAGCAATTTTATAGATAGTTACAAGACCGAGTAGCGTAGCAATCGTTAGCCGATTTTTTTATGCCTAAAAAAGCACTAATTCACAATAGAAGTTAGTCGGACAAAAAGTGCCCTCTTGTAGGACTTGAACTTTATTAGAATTGGGTATTGAGGAACTTATTTGCGAAAATTGGTTGACTATTTTTGTAATTTATGATATCATAATATTATGATACTATAATGCCATTGTGACGAGGTTTTATGAATAACACAAAGACTCCAACAGTTCAGAAAAAAGTTTTTCCTTTGCGACTACCTCCGGACTTATATAAGGAAGTGAGGAAAGAGGTGCAAAAAGAAAAAGATAAAGGCAATTATTCTTATAGTATAAATGACTTTCTAACGGAAATTATTGAAGAAAGATTTAAGGAGAGCAACAGATGAAAACAACGAATCAATCGATAGAGCCTAACATCGCCGATTTGGCTAACGGCTGGTTGAAATCATATAGATTAGATTATAAACTTGAACAGGAGTCGCTTAATTCCGAAATCGATCAGGCTCTTAACGAATACGTTTCAAAAAGCGGTGGGGTCGGAGGGAACAGACCCGATGTTAAATTGTTGTTACAAGATAAAAATCTTGTTAGTTATCCTATTCTTATAGAATATAAAGGGTATAAAGATAAGCTGATTCAACTCGATTCAAACGGTAAAATAGCAAATAAAACGCCTAAGAATGAACCGGATTTTAAAACGATAAATTCTTATGCCGTTAACGGGGCGGTGCATTATGCAAATGCTTTGCTTCATTATACAAGTTATACCGATATTATTGCTATAGGCATGACTGGGTACAAAGACGAAGTCGGAAAAATTGTGTATTCGATAGGCGTATATTACGTTTCTAAAAGCAATTTCGGCATAGGTCAAAAAGTTGACGATTATACGGATTTTTCATTTTTAAAGAAAGACAATTTTGATAAATTTATCGAAAAAGTTAAACAATTAAGGTTATCGCAAGAAGAACTTGAAAAATTAAAAGAGCAACGCGAGCAGGAAATAAACGCAAGCCTCGTCAAATTAAATAACGATATTTATCAAAACGAGAAAGGGTTAAGCGAAAGAGATCGCGTATATCTTGTTGCGGCTTCGATTATTGCTACGTTAGGCATTCCCGAAAAGGTTTCTGCACTCGAAAAATCCGAACTTAAATCTTCGTCGGAAGTCGGTAACCGTGATGGCGACATAATACTTAGAAAAATCAAAGCCTTCCTCAATGAAAAGAACTTACCGCAGGAAAAGAGAGATTTAATCGTAAGAACGTTGCAAAACACCCTTACAACCGACAATATAAATAAAGCCGAAAACGGTGAAAGTCAGTTGAAACGTGTATTTGTGAAAATCGTTGATGATTTGGGGATATATTATAAAATAGGGTTAACTACCGATTTTACGGGTAAACTGTTTAACGAAATGTATAGTTGGCTCGGCTTTTCACAGGATAAATTAAACGACGTCGTGCTTACGCCGTCTTATGTTGCTACTTTGCTGGTTCGCCTTGCAAGAGTAAACAAAGATTCTTACGTGTGGGACTTTGCGACTGGCTCGGCGGGACTTCTCGTAGCGGCCATGAACGAAATGCTCAATGACGCTAAAGAAAAAATAAAATCTCCGGACGCCTTTGCACTAAAATCGGCTGAAATTAAAGCAAATCAACTACTTGGTCTTGAAATTTTGTCCGAAGTTTATATGCTTGCCATTCTCAATATGATTTTAATGGGCGACGGCAGTTCTAACATTTTGAATAAGGATTCTTTAAAAGAATTCAACGGAAACTACGGATTCGGAAAAACTGGCGAAAAGTTCCCCGCAAACGCTTTTGTATTAAATCCTCCGTATTCTGCCGCCGGCAACGGAATGGTTTTTGTAGAAAAAGCACTTTCGATGATGAACAGCGGCTATGCGGCGATTATTATACAGAATTCTGCCGGTTCCGGCAAAGCCGTAGAATACAATAAGAGGATCTTAAAACATAGTTCATTGCTTGCAAGTATAAAAATGCCGATAGATTTATTCATCGGTAAATCCAGTGTTCAAACAAACGTGTATGTGTTCCGTGTAGGCGAAGCGCATCAAAAAGACGATATCGTTAAGTTTATCGATTTTACGAACGACGGTTATACGAGGACAAACCGCAAAAAGGCAAGTTGTAACCTTCGTGATACCGACCATGCTAAAGAACGCTATCAGGAAGTGGTGGATTTGGTGCGTTTCGGCAAATCGAAGTTGAAGTATTTTACAGAAAAAGAATATTACGAAGGCACAATCGATCCCGAAAACGGTGCGGATTGGAATCAAACCGCACCGATAGATACAAAGCCTACGCTCGAAGACTTCAAAAAGACGGTGAGTGACTATCTTGCATGGGAAGTTTCCAACATTCTGAAACGAAAAGGCGAGGAGGATGACCGCCTGGGAAAATAGATGCCTCACTTAACGATAAGCTAAGCCGGGTTAAGTGGGGCGAATATAAACTGGGAGAGTTGTTCACGAAGATTAAAACAAACTCATTGCATTATAAAACAAGCAATTTACCTTCGAATGCTGACGATTATTTTTGTTTGCCAGCATTAACGGCGGGTATTCAAAACCAAGGATTAAATAATTATGTGCCGTTAAGAAATGCTACAATGCTTAAAAATGTTATATCTATATCGGCAAATGGAGCCAATACGGGGGCTACGTTTTACCAAAGTAAAGAATTTACTGTTTTACAAGATGCTTATGCTATAGAATGGATATATACAAATAGTAAATTGACCGATAAACAGTACTTGTTTTTGGTGGGTTGTATATCTAAAACAATTTATGGAAACTATGAGTGGACGAATAAAGCTGGATGGGAAAGAATAAAAGAAGATGTGATTTTTCTTCCAGAAACAGAAAGTTGTGAAATAGACTTTGATTTTATGGAGAACCTTGTCGCCGAGCTTGAGGCTCGTCGTGTCGCCGAGCTTGAGGCTTACCTATTAGCAACAGGCTTAAAAGATTATACTTTAACAGAGGAAGAAGAAAATGTACTGGAAAAGTATAATACTATGAGTTTTGGTAAATTCGCTGTGACTGATGTGTTTGATATAAAAAACACGTCAAACATACTTTCTTGCGATATAACCGAAAATAGCGGTGAAACCCCGTATCTGTGCGCAAGTGCAGAAAACAATTCGGTAAGTTCATACATATCGTATAACAAAAGATATATAGAAGAAGGGAATTGTATATTTATCGGAGGTAAAACGTTTGTTGTAAGTTGGCAAAAAGATGACTTTTTCTCAAACGATAGCCATAATCTTGCCTTATATTATAAAGGCAAGCAGAAAGATAGGCTCACGCAATTATTTTTGGCTACTTGTATTAAAAAGAGTTTATGCCATAAATACTCGTGGGGAAACAGTATAAGCAAGTCAAAAATAAAAGAGGATTATGTTGATTTGCCTGTAAAAGATTGTGAGTTAGATTTACAGAATGTTAAAACACTAATATCCGCAATACAAAAACTCGTCATTAAGGACGTGGTTTTGTATGCGGATTCGAAAATCGCGGAAACAAAAAATATAATTCAAAAAAGATGA